AACAGGGCGGGGGGGGCACCTTAGGGGGCTCAAGCTATACCCCCGCCAACGTAGGCACTGCAGCCGTCACAGGCGCAACCAGCGGCGCTACAACCGCATTGAACTCCAAGCGGTACTCACTGGAGAAAGCCGCAAATATCGCAACGGTGAAAAATATCACCGAAGATACCCAAAAAAAGCTGGCAGAAAGCCAGTACCTCGCAAATCAAAGTATAAAATCACAAGCAGAGGTAAAAAATCTAGCATGGCAAAGACAAATCTTACAACAAGACTATAACATCAAAAAAACAGAAGTAACAACCGCAAGAGCCGCAAACGAGCTCTATAATACACAAGGTGGAGAACTTCTCAAACAATTAAACACAATCATCAGATCATTCAAAGGAAGATAAAATGGCAAACCTAAACTTCAGAACAGCCTACCAAAAACACAAACGTTATCCAATAATGTTTGAACAACCAACGTTAACAAAACAAGCATTCAAAGATGAATGCGATATAAACAACATAATGTCAAAATATCAGAAGACAGGGATGGTTGAACATCTAAACCAAAACAACGGAGAATACGGAGACTTCATAAGCTATGAGGACTACCACACATCACTAAACCAAATACTCGAAGCTCAAGAAACCTTCAATTCAATACCATCAAGCATACGCGAAAAGTTCAACAACAATCCCGCCGAATTCCTCGAATTCGCACAAAATCCAGACAATCATAACCAGATGGTCCAATTTGGTATGGCCCATCCAAAACCACCTATCGATGCCGAGCCAAAAGCAAAAGAGGAATCCTATAAAACCGACCCGCCGTCGGACGGCCCAAGAGCCGAAAAAACCACAGAAAAAGAGACGCCAAGCGCGTCGAGCAGTAAATCTACTTGATCTTAACTGCACGGAGTGACACCATCACTCCCACAACAATGAGGAAAACCGAATGCCCAAAAGAAGAAAACTATCCAGAAAATCATCAAAAAAGCTGTTCAGAAAAACAGCATCAAAGACAAACAAAAGGAATGTAAAATCAGTACCGATGCGCGGCGGAATACGCCTCTAATATGGCCTGTTATACTCCCAGACAAGGCTTTCGTGCAAAAGGCGGTGGTTTCACCAGCGACCGACGAAAAGCAGCTCTGGAAGTACCTATGACGGTACCCTGTGGACAATGCATAGGGTGCCGTCTAGAACGCTCACGACAATGGGCCATAAGATGCACCCATGAAGCATCACAGTATGAAAACAACTGTTTCATCACACTCACATACAGTAACGAAAATCTACCACACTCAATGAGTATAGGAGTAAGACCATTCCAATTATTCATCAAAAGACTGAGAAAAAAATATGGCTCAGGCATCCGTTTCTACGGATGCGGCGAATACGGCGGCAGGTTCGGAAGACCACACTACCACGCCTGCCTATTCAACCACGACTTCAAAGACAAAAAACTATGGAAGGAGTCAAAAACAGGAGACCACCTATACCGGTCAAAGCAACTAGAAGCAATATGGCCCTATGGCTATTGCTCAATTGGTACTATGACCTTTCAAAGTGCTGCTTATGTAGCACGATACTTGATGAAAAAAATAAACGGCAATAGTGCCGAAAAACATTACGAATATATAGACGAATTCGGTGAAGTACACGCAAGAAAACCTGAATTCACAATAATGAGTAGAAAACCCGGTATCGGAGCCAATTGGCTCGAAAAATACGCAAGTGATATATATCCGGGTGACTTCGTAATACTAAAGGGCAAAAGAATGCGTCCGCCAAAATACTACGATACGTTATACGAAAAAGAAAACCCAGAAGACATGAAAAGGATAAAAAGAAACAGACAAGACAGTCTAAATCAACACGCAGATAACAATACAGAAGAACGACTTAAAGTCAGAGAAACTATACAAACAAGAAAAATGCAACTACTACACAGAGACCTTGAAAAGGAAAATGACAAATGAATGTAAATATATATACAGTATACGATGATAAAGCAGAAGCATATTTACCACCATTCTTTCTGCCAACAGATGGAATGGCAGTAAGAACGTTCGCAGACTGTGCAAATGACAAAGAACACAACTTCTGTATACATCCTTCAGACTATACACTATTCAGAGTAGGCTCTTTCAACAATATAAATGGAGAAATAAAAGATCTGCATACTCACAAAAATCTCGGACTAGCAATTGAACACAAAACACAAGTCGAGATGTTCGAAGACCCGCCTGCTGAACTGACACTAGCAAAAGGAAAAAACCAGTGAAAAACCGACAATCAACGATGGTGCATTCGTTTTCACGAGCACCCTCAGCAGAAATACCAAGAGCATCATTCGATCGCTCACATGGCTGCAAAACAACATTTGACGCCGGATTCCTAGTACCAGTACTAGTTGACGAAGTCCTACCCGGCGACACATTCAATGTCAGCATGACAGCATTCGCAAGATTAGCAACACCATTACACCCGTTCATGGACAATATGTTCATGGACAGCTTCTTTTTCGCAGTACCACTAAGACTATTATGGGACAATTTCCAAAAATTCAATGGCGAACAAACAAACCCAAACGATAGCACTGACTATCTAATACCTCAAATAGTATCACCTGCAGGTGGATACTTAAACGGAACACTTTCCGACTATTTCGGGATACCTACCGAAATCGCAGGACTAACACATACTGCAATGTTTCACAGAGCATACAACTTGATCTATAACGAATGGTTCAGAGATCAAAACCTGCAAGATAGCGTCACAATAAATACCGGAGACGGTCCAGACGCTTCAACAGATTATCAAATCCTACGTCGAGGAAAACGACACGACTACTTCACTTCATCACTACCTTGGCCACAAAAAGGGCCAGCAGTAGACTTACCACTTGGCACATCAGCACCGATCACAGGAATCGGCGGAACCAATCAGATATACGCTGCGGCAGACAGAACTAGCTATGAAACAGATGGATCCGCAGCAGTCATATATGCCGACAATAAATATGCGGCCGCAGGCGGCGTAAACAATATGATGGTTGTAGAAGAAGACCCGAATAATCCGGGCTTCCCAAACATCAGAGCCGACCTAACACAAGCAACAGCCGCAACAATAAATCAACTAAGACAAGCATTCCAGATACAAAAACTCTACGAACGAGACGCCAGAGGCGGCACAAGATACACCGAGATAATAAAATCCCATTTCGGTGTAACATCACCTGACGCACGACTTCAACGTCCAGAATATCTAGGCGGCGGCAGCACTCCAATAAATGTAAACCCAATAGCCCAGACATCATCGACAGATGCAACAACACCGCAAGGAAATCTTGCTGCCATGGGCACAGCAACACTAAATAATCACGGGTTTACAAAATCATTCACAGAACACTGTGTAATAATAGGCATGGTCTGCGCTCGCGCTGACCTTAACTACCAACAAGGCCTAAATAAAATGTGGTCCAGGTCGACAAGGTTCGACTTCTACTGGCCAGCATTATCAAACATCGGCGAACAAGCCGTACTAAATAAAGAAATCTACGCTGACGGAACAGCTAGCGACGAACTAGTGTTCGGCTATCAAGAAAGGTATGCAGAATACCGATATAAACCGTCAGTAATAACCGGACAATTCCGGTCTAATTTCGCACAATCACTAGACACTTGGCACTTGGCCCAAGACTTCGGGTCATTACCCGTACTTAATTCAACCTTCATCGAAGACAATCCGCCAGTCGACCGCGTAATAGCGGTAACAAACGAACCACATTTTCTATTCGATAGTCATTTCAAAATGAAATGTGCTCGACCAATGCCCATGTATGCCGTACCCGGCCTAATAGACCATTTCTAATGTTCATGGGAACACTACTAACCGGCGCCCTCGGCGGCTTATTCAGCGCCCGTGGCGCCAAAAAACAAAATGAGGCTGCAAAAGAAGCAGCCGCAACCCAAATGATGTTCCAGAAGAAAAGCGCACAAAATCGCTACGCCTGGACCATGGCCGATATGAAA